AGGACCTGCAAATGATCCCTTTCTGATTGACCCTATACCAGCACTCTCAAATCTGTGTTCATACGCTACATCTGTGACTCCAATCGCCACTGTTCCCCTATATCCAGATCCATGAGTATCGGCAGTCCCTATTCCAACAGCAGTAATTACACCATTCTGATTCTTAACTGCAGTGACTGCTGCACCCACTAATGGTGCAAATCCTAAACCATTAGTGGATCCTAGTGATACAATTACTCCACCTCTTGGTAGTTGATTCTTATTAACATCTTCATTTGATATGATTAAATTATTGCTACCATCAGTGATACCTGTAAAAGTTACACTTGTAATTCCAGTTGCTCCCTCAACGAAGTCATAGATGTTACCTGAATTATTTGTAGTAGTTGGAGTTTGGAATATATCATTTAAGAACAATACACCACTTCCAGTTTCAATACCAGTTGTATTAGCACCACCAACTGAGAGAGTATATGTCGCACCAATACCTGTGAAATCTCTACTAATATTATCAAATACGGTATTAGTTGTATAATCTTGTCTCTGATATACCCTTCCCCCAAAGGTAGATCTTGCTTCAGGAATAAGAGTTTCTGGATCAAAAACTCTAGTATTATCGCCTAATGGTGGTTCTGTAAAGTGTATCTTACCACCTACAAAATTATAAGATCCTAAGTGAATCCTTGCTGTAGCACCATCATTGTGTGAAGCAGCAGTGGATCCAACCACGCCTCTTGTAACATCTATAAGGTTAAATGCACCAGAACCAGTGATGGGTCCTACTGCTGTGGTTCCAAGACCAACTAAGTTTACCTTCATAAACTCATCATCAACCTTAATTAAATCACCACTAGAAATTGTACCAATACCTGATAGTGCAAATACTGTCTCACCTGCACCCACAGATCCATAATTATCTTGTAAAGTATATGATAACTTAGTAAATGCTATTGGACTCTGAGCAACACCATCAATAGAAATAATCGCTTTAGATAGTTTCTTATCCATTGTGAGGGTATGTGCGTTACCAGTTCCAGCAGATGAGAAATTTATAGCAGTTCCAGCGAGTGCATTGTTTCTTGTTGTTGCGAGTTTAAATTCATCAGATCCAGACTTGATCGCATATACAGTGGTTGGAATATTACTTCCTCCTGTCTGAATACTAGTTGCTGTAACACCTGAGAATGTAGATCCAAATGCATAAGTTAGTTTTTCACCAGTATTGAAGAAATGATCTGGTACATTGAATATATTTGTTGATACGTCTAACGCAGTTGTTGGATCAAATGTCTTTTGGAATATTGGAATACCCTCATGTTTAATATCAAAGTCAGTTCTGTTAACTCTATTTCCATTTCTTGCGTTGTAACCAGCAGTAATTATCTCTTCCCTTATAGTTCCATATGATAGAGCATCAGGGATATTAACTAAATCGGATGTAGTTTGGATAATTTCACTATGTGTTTGCACAGTAACATTTGATACTCCTGCATCTGGGAAAAACTTAATATCAAGATTAGATCCATTAAATTCAGATCCAAACGTACCAATACCCGAAGTATTTCCAGTTCCAACTGGTAAAAATGGATATTGGGTAATATATGAGTCAGTAGTATCATTAATAATAAGGAATTGATGCAATGTAGAGCTATTACCATATCCAACCTTAGCAATCGCCTTGACTGTTGTAACATCAGATTTTCCTACACTAAACACAGTACCAGTTGATGCGATACTTACGTAGTTTGTTTGTAATTTAGCAGAGTTGACTGAAGAATCTGGTTGCCCACTTGCTTTGAATGTATGAGTTCCAATCCCCGAAGCAGTTGTTCCAAATCCAACAATCTTAGTTCTTACAGTAACATCATTAGGATCAGTGTTTATATAATCAAGGGTTAATATTCCAGAACTTATGCTTGAAGTAAACGTACCAATAAATCTATCAGATATTGAATCATTTGCATCATTATCAAAGTAAAACTCTGACGCAAAGGTATTGGTATCATCATGATCTATGAATATTTCAGCATAAGTTCTTTCATTAGTAGTTCCATTCAAAATTTCAGCATTTACAAATAGCGATTCAGTTTTTCCTACCTCTCTGTAAAGTAAGTTATTTGTAGATCCTGCACTAATTATTTGATTAGATGATATTAAATCAACAAAACCAATTGTTATTGAAGTAGATCCAATGCCTGATGATGTAAATTTGTTTTTAATGATCTTTAAATCATAATCAGTATTAAACTTTTCAAATGGTGTAAATCTAAGACTTAAGGTATTATCAGTTAAATCACCCTCTATATTTGCTATTTGGTGATCAGATCTATTATCAAGAGAACCTTTTTCAAATGTGATTATATCACCTGTAGGGGATGGTAGTGTTATTATCTCTGTTGCTTGCCTCTCACTTCCTACAGGATCAATAACTTGAACTAAAAATCTTGAGTATCCGTCTAATAAATTATAGTCATGGGCATCTACAAATAACTCTGATTCAGCACCACCAGCATTAGAGAATTGTGAACTGATATCATCAATTGATAATACTCTATTACTAATACAATTGATAAAATCTGATAATTTTTTGTTGTTGAATTTAATAAATTTAGATTTTGTTGGATTAATATCATCAGGAAGGGTATCAACATCTATACCTAGATCAAAGAAATTTAGTGTATCAACTCTATTTTCACTTACAATATCCAATGTCGCAGAACTTGTTGACTCTAAACTTGATCCTATAGAAACTTTAGTAACAGTAGTGATACCTGTATCAGAGAAGTTTTTCAATCCTGTTGGATGCACTAAACCATTTACAGTAGATGATAGTTTATCGTATGTTTGACTACTCTTAATTGTGTATGATAGATTTTGGTAGTAATCATTATCAGGTAATACTTGATAATCAAGATTCAACTTACCAGTATCATTTGACCAACCAGTATCTTTTCTTAAGGAGTAATCAACCTTAAATGTTGCTTTATTCTCCTTAAGTATTTTAATTGTTGCAAGTGTACCTGAATTTTGACCAAATATTTGATCACCAACGCTTAGTTCATATGTACCAAATACCTTAACTGTATCATTTAAGTTTTCTGTAATAATTAAATCTCTTTCAACAAAATCAGTTCCCACCTTTGTGAATACCTTCTCACCTTCTATAAACGCTCTTGCAGACTGTGTGACTTTAAACACAGGGTAATTAGTTTTCTTAATTACTGAAGCGAAAGAATTTTGAGCAGTAACTGCAATACCAGGATTTGCTGTTACAAATTGTGATGCATCAAATACTAATTTTGCTGGATTTGTATTTGAATATGCAATTACATCATAGAAATTGTATTTGTTATCTGCAGAATTAAATCCATCACCTTGATTTAATATGTTTACTATACCCTCGACAAATACTTTATCACCTACAGCAAATGGTGTTGCAGTAAATCCTGAAATAGGTGTGGCTAAGAAACATGTAACAATACCTGTAGTATTTGTAAAGCAACTGTTTATACCAATACCATTATCATTGTTTTCAGCAAAAACTAAATTTGTTACTTCATTAAGACCAACAGGTGTTTCTATTACATCTATTTCACTAATTGCAGCACCTTGTATTTTTGCTTTTAATACTCCTGTATCATATTTTGTTCCAGTTTCTGGATTAACTAGAGATAAATCTGGTGAAGAACTATAACCTTTACCACCATCAAGTATACTAATGCTAACTATTTCATTTCTATCAACAACAGTTAGATTTGGTGAAATGTAAACTTCTGGATTTAAAGTTTTATCTGCAGAGAAGTCAAATCCTTGGTCATTAATTGTAAACTCTTTAATCCTACCAACTGTCTCTGATACAGGTATTATATCTGCATTGATACCATTAGTGGATGCTATACTTACAAACTCAGGAAGTTTCTTATAATTTGTACCACCAAATGTAAGACTTAATGAACCAACTCCACCCTCTGCTGCGTATGACTTAGTTGTATAAGATATGTCGGCAGTAGTCTTAATATATGATAGTTGCTCTGGTGACTCACTTACAGATATATTGAAGGTTGTAGCACCTACACCAGAGATAGTATATGACCCATTGTAACTACTATCTTCAAATGTAATCTCAGAATAATTTTTAACATCAGTATCTGCAGTGCTTATGAAACCTGCTTTCTCTAATGAATAATAAATCTTAGATGGTAAAGCATCATTATAGTATACAGTTGTGGTACTACCTGCACTGATAACGCTAAAGTTTAATGTTGAACCTATTGAAACCAATTCATTATTGAATTGATTATCATAGAATACTCTCAAGTTATATCCAGATAAAGATGCATCACCAGTATTAAATACCAAATTATTATTTTTTATAACTGAAATAACTGGATTTATTTTACTAATTTCATGAAGTGCTCCCTGTGACTGAAGATCAATGATTGATGGTGGTTCACTTACACTATCCTTTCTAGTAAGTGTTAGATTAAATTTATTATCATCTAATCTATGTACAAAATAAGATCCTGTACCCAATCCTGTTATAAAGTTGGATGAATCATAAAATATCTTTTCACCTGTCTCAAATCCATGTGAGGTAAGTTCAAATTCATTTTTAGTTAAATTAACTGATGTTGAACCAAATGATATTGGATTTACTAAAATTTTATCATGTGCAGAATTATACTTTAATAATATTGATTCTGATGTGCCCACACCAAGAGATTGTTTTGGTTTAACTGTAAGAGTAACTACATCTCCATTTTCTAAACCATGAACAGTTGATATTGATATTGTAGATTTAATCTTTTCAACTCTAGCAGTTTCTTGTGTAAAATTAGATTCAATTGAATATTTAAAGTCAGTATCATTACTATTTGAATTGAAAGATCTAAAGAACAATCCATCAGTGCTAGTGGTTAGACCTACTTCAGTAGTTAAACCTATAAGATTTTTAGATTTATTAATAACAAATAAGGTTTGTGTCTCTCCTGATTCTGGAATATTAAATGTCGCACTATCACCAGTATTTGATGCAACTATACGTGTGCTTCCACCTTTAGTTAATGTGACTTGTTGATTTTGTGTAAATGGATGGTTTGGTATGAATATGCTTTGATTTGGTATGGAGGTTGGTATAGGAATATTACCAATCACAATCGTTGATATTCCACTTTGACCAGAAACTGTACCAATACCTAATTCCTGAGTTGGATTGAAGAATACTTTATCATCTAACTTAGATTCAAAATAAGGTGTTTTTAATGGAATTGTAAATTTATCAGTTATTTCTACTAATTCTGTTGATGCTGTGTGAATTCCTGCTGTGTGCTCAGTGATAGCACGAATAACTCTTCTATCGGAGAAAACATTTAATACAGACAATCTTGCTGTTCCTATTCCTATAGTTGATCCTACAGATATATTCGGTATTGTAGAAACAAACACATCAGTAACTATACCTGCTGCAGTGATCGCTGGAGTATCTAATATTAATTTTGTTTTTTCTGAAGATACTCCAATTACATGCTCACCATTTAATTTTGCAATGAATGTAGATATCCCAGAAACGACTACAGTATCATTATCTAATAAAGTGTGTGGACTGCTTGTGTGTACAGATACTTCTCCAGATTTATTCCAGATTAATTTTGCATTTTGATAACCTTCAATAGTGGTTGCTAAATTTTCAACAGTTTTTCCAGTTACAGATGAAACCGAAGCACTTATACCACCACCATTTGTTCCAGTATTATCAAAAGTCGCTAAGTCACCAACTTTATAACCCTGACCTGCTTCATGTATATCAAATGATTGAACTGCTCCCTTACTTACCGATTCAATTGTTGAACTTTGTAATAATATTTCATTTGGTTCATTAATAAAATCATTATCTGAACCAACATCGCCAACAGCATATGGTAGTGTATTTCTGACTAAATCTGAATTATTAAAATCAAATGTTTGATCAAAACTCTGTTCAATTAATTTTGATCTGTATGAATTTCCAATAAAATGTGGAAATACTGAAGTTTGTGTATTTGTATTAATACCCACAAAATATGCATAAACTCCATTTGGAAACTCTGGAGTTTTACCATATCTACCATTATGTTTATCTAAATCACCAGAATTATCAAATTTATAATCATCTACAAAGAAACCGTTTGTGAATCCTGATGGTCTATCAACAACATCTGAAGTTGATAAACTATAACTTGTTGTTAAATTTCTTATTTGAGAATTTGAATTTGATGCATCATCGTAACCATACGGCCCATAAATTGGATTACCATCATACGCCCAACCAATTATAGGTGAGTGGTCAATACTATTATCACCAAACTCTGATAAACCGATTGCGGTGCTATAACCAACCATACCATACTGTAAACCGTCCTCAGTGTCCACTAATATCTCATTTCCATGTCTTTTATGGTTATCAAGTGTAAGGTGTCTTACAGTCGCTTCTAGTGATGCATTAGAACCTATAGAGGTTACTTTTATGGAAGTGGTTGCTGCAGTATAACCAATACCAGTATTAAGAACTACTACATCAGTTACCTTTTGATTAACAACAACTGCTCTTAATTTAGCACCAGTGCCTGATCCTATACCAACAACTTCTAAATCTGGTGGTGATGTATATTCACTTCCAGTATTAGTTACTTGCACATTAATTATTTTTCCATCATCAATTATAGGTTTTAATTCTGCACTTTTACCAGTTTTTACAGTTATTGTTGGTTTTTTGTGGAAATTAATTGTTGTAGAACCATATCCAGTTCCTACATTATTTAAATAAACATCAGAAATTGACCCTTTTATCACAGGAGTTGCAGTAATTACCCCAACACCACCAATAATATCTGCATTTACGGTTACATTTATTGGAGGATATGCAAAAAATTGTTCACTACTACCTATAGAAACTATATTTACGTAATTATTTCTATCATAATTTGCAGTAATTGTTCCTGCAGCACCTGCATTTGCTAATCTAAACTCATCATCATTTAATTTAATTATTTTATAACGTATATTTGTATCTAAACCACCAATTAATGTACCATCTGTATTATATGTAACTACCTCTCCATCATTAAATCCATGATTCTTGAAGAAAATAGTATCATGTGCTGTACTAATTCCTGTAGGTTGAACAGTTAATTTGCGATTTTCAAAATCGGTTCCAGCATTTATTATGGAAATTTTAGAAATTGTATTATTTGCTTTCTTAGTTCTGAATTTATGTGTACCAGATGTTTCTGCAGTTGTAAAACCTACTGTATTAATACCTGCAGAGTAGTCTGCTTGAGTCTCATATAAGTTTACTGTTTTGTTATTTACAACTTCTGCAACATAAACGGATCCATTATTAAGTGTTAGACCAGTAATTAAATTAATTCCATCTTGATAAGCAGTGGTGCGAATACCAACTCCTATAGCATTATTACCGTTTCTATTGTAAATTAATTCATCACCACTAATTAAATTATGATTTTGTGAGAAAGTGATGTTATCGTTAGTAACGTCAACTCCACCACCAACTGTAGATTGTCTACCATCAAATGATAGTGTTCTATGCCTCTCTTCAAGTTGAGCATTTAAAACTGCTCCTGTAGAATTACCACCCGTAATAGTTACCGATGATACCTTCTTTACATCAAAATCTTGTGGATCAACATAAACCTCAGTCAATTTACCTTTAACTACAGGTTGAACTAATGCAGTCGTTAAACCTGCTTCTATTGTTATTGATGGTAGATTAACAACATCAAAGTTAGTTCCACCATTAAACACTCTAACGCTCTCTAACGGTCCGTAATAGACTTTATCTTCAGACTTATAGTTTATAAGCTCTACACCATTCACAAGCATTCCAAGGGCACCTGGTGATGTTACAGTGTTTTCACCTGTTTTTATATCAAGTGAATATGGAAACTTGCGTAATAACTTCTGAGGATGAATAAATTGAGTCTTTTGAGTTACTAAAGTGAACTTATGAAAACCAGATGTTGCTGGTGCTGAAAAATATTCACGAGTTGGAGTTGTCTCATTATCTGCATCAATTAATGATCTGGATCTATATAATTGAATTTTTTTCTTATCTGCTAGTATTTTAATAAAATAGGAAACACCATCCTCCAATCCATCAAGTGTATTATTTTCAGCATTGTAAATTACCTCTTCACCTGTATTGAATGGTACATCACTATTAAATGCTAATACACTAAATTTTAATTTATTTGTATCAAATTCTTGTAAATTAGTGCTTACAAGTGATGTTATGATAGCTTGATCAAGATTTTTAGTTAATGTGTATGATGGAAGAGAACTAGCAGCAACATAAAAACAATTTTCTTTTTCTGTGTATAAATTTTGGATATCTGCAGTAATTAAGTCGTTTCCATATATTAAAGGTGCTCCACTACTATTGACTGTCTCCAACTTTCTACGTATAGAATACTCTGTAGTTGCTGAAGGAGACCCACTTAAACCGCCTAGAGTGACCTGTTTATTGTTTATAGTCTGAACAGTCGCATCTGCGAAAACAACCGTCTCAGACGCTCCTAGAAGCACATCAACAATATCACCAACTTTTAATGCAGATGGATCGGGGGTTGTTTTTAAGTTAAAACCATTATTAGTATTATCTACAAAAAATCTAGAACTTGTATTATAAATCCATGAATTTGCAAATATTTGTTTATGATTTTTATTAAATTCTGGATTTTTTATCTTTTCACCAACATTTTTTACATATATTTTCTCTCCTTCAGTTACAGATGAAACATCTCCGATAGTTTCTACATCTGATAATACACCTGTTATTCTTATTTCAACCTTCTTAGTTAAATCACCGTCTTCGTAACCAAAAAAGACATCATTTGTCCTTATTGGTGATTTTACACTCATTACATTATCAACTCCATTACATCCTAAGAACTGATTTACAGTTTTTGATGAATATGTGATTATATTATCACCAGATAGCAAAGTTCCTGTTGTTCCAAATCCAACAGTACTATCTACAGTGATAACTGATGACCCAACTGATACAGGATTTATATTTGCAGTTTTTGGTTGTATTTCAAACGTTCCTTCAATTAAATCCCTATCATCAAACCCAACAAATAGACCTAATTTAAAATATGTGCTAATTCCTGACCTTGTAAAAATTTCAACTTCTGATACTGATGCCTGAGTTGCTAAATCTGATGATTTTTTAATTGTTTGACCAACTAACTTATCTGGATCACCAGAAATTCTTTCTGCAACAACTATTTCTCTCCTTAAAAACTCTGCTGATGATGGTTTAGGTAAATATTGCTCTAAATCTATAACTTTTGGTTCTTCACCAAATAATACTTTAAATAAAATCTTATATGACTCCTCTGTACCTTTTGATTCATAAAATGTTCTTGCCTCTTTTATGAAATTGTTAACGTCAAGGTTTGAAACAAAATCTAAATCTTCTAAACCAGGTGTATAAGTATATTTTAACTTTTTATAAAATTCCTTGAGGAAATTTGAACTTAAGTTAAGGACTTCCCCTCCAGCCTCATGTGATGCCTGACTAGTTTCTTCAAAAAGTAACTCTTCTGCGTTTAAATTTGTTCTATAACTACTAATTCCACTAAAACCACGAACAACACCAGTAAATGTGTTTGTAGTTAGTCCTGTGTATGTGCATATCTCATCATCAATTTTAAAAAGACCATATTGATCAGGAAATCCTTTTGTAGAATAAACTTGTACACTATCTGTGGTTGAAGATATACCAGAATATAGTGTGGTCTTCCCAGTTATGACCTCTGGAGTTAAATTATCAATTTTAATATACTGATCTAAATTATCTGCAAGATCAGTTGCACCAGATTGATGTTCCTGAGAGATATAATACTGTTTTAGGAAGTCAAGAGTTTTTGGACTCTCTGCCCGAATGTAGTCAGGGAGTTGATTCGCTAAAATTTGCTGAACCTGTACTCGTTTCTCAAAACCAGTTTGTATCATTTCTTAGTAACCGCCTCCAGACGATGTTGAACCTGAGCTAGTGCTTGTTGTGGTTGATGTTGTAGTTGTGCTAGTTGAAATAGTAGCATTTGCTGTGGAAGTATCACCTCTTTTCAGACTTCCATTCAAATAACTTGATGTTGTCTTATATCCGACACCAGATATCTGTTCACCAGATGAAATTGTATCCTTAACCATATTTATTGTACTATCTGCAACAGAAAAACTTAAATATAAATCTTTCAATCCAATCACATCATTAGAATCAGGGAATGCTTGAATTTCTATAACATCATTTGATGCAACAGTTGATGTTATAGTTAGTGTATTGACTATAATTTCACCTTTTTTGTAATCAATGGTTCCAGCGGACTTGACTACAACAGTAAATTCATTACTTTCTGCTGATTCTCTCACGACAGATAAAACACCCATATCACCAGTCGCATTTGGAACGTCTGTAAAGTATAAAGTACCTGATTGATTTGCTAAAGTAAATCCTGTACTCTTAATATTAAACCCACCTGCATTTTTCTTAAATGTATTACCATAACATAATTCATATTGTGCAGATTGATTCAACAAACACTTCATATTACGTCTGATTATGACTCTTGTAATATTTGATGTTATTGAACTGTCTGATCCATCAATTATTTGACCTAATTTACTGTATTTGAACCTTCCACCGAACTTATTGATATTTGAAGTGGAGAATGTATTCAAAACATTCACTACTTTACTCTTAACTCCATTCACATTGCTAACTTGTGAACTATTATAGTAAATTGCACTATCAATTTCAACATATAATACCTTTAAATCTATTATTTTTTGATTTATACCCGATAAAGCATAATTTTTCAATTTTGACTGTATATTTTGCTTATCAAAGTCCGAAACAAAATCACCATTCTTTGGTTTTATGCTTATTAACACTTGACCAAACTCTGGTGGATCAAGTTCCTCACCCCCTACAACTGCTACAGACTCAGTGTTAGGGTAAATAGATTGAATTATAGCTTCATAGTCTCTGGCGGTCACTGCACGGTGCTGAGAGGCATAAATTCTAGGAGCGAAGTATTTAATAGAATCAACACTCTCTATATCACCACCATTTGCAGCAGATTGATTTGTAGTGATAGTTATATTATTAGTTGGAACAACTGGATTATCATTTGAATCTAGAACTCTTCCAGAATATGAGAATACTGAAGAACCATTACCTGCTTTTCCATCTGTAATAATATAAGTTGCAGTAATGACTGCACCGTTTTCTAATTTTTTACCAAAATATCCATCACCAAACAACAATTCATACTTTTCATCCTGAACTTCCTGAAGTAAGTAAATTTCTGATGTTGAATTAATATTTAAAATATTATCTGATCGTAAATATTCCCTACCAAGGGTAGTTTCATTAGGTCCTTTGACTCTTACAACAATAGTTGAACTGTCTATAAAGGAATTATCTAAAACAAACCTCTGGTCTAGTGATCCATCAACTAAAAATTGCTTACTTAAATAAGTTCCTTGATAAACTTCAATATTATTAAATGATGCTACACCATTGTTTACTGTTGTTGTAATACTTGATGGTATTGAGAACATGACTGTAGTGTTTTCAGTTGCTCCTACACACACTAGACCTGCTGCTAAGGTTAATGTTGGTGTATTAGATGTAGTGGTAACAGAAAAACTTATCTCTGCCTTTGCTGAAGACCTTGAACGAGGAACATATCCTATATTTCTTGCTAATGATACTACATTTTCTCTCAATGTTGCAGAATCTAAGAATGATTCATTCACAACCATATTAGAGTTGAATGCAGTGATGTAAGTATTATATGCTAACGTATCAATTAGGACTGAAAAGTTTGACCCATCAAAGTCAAAGTCCTTAAAATCAGAGTTTGCTCTTAAGTAACTCTTAATTTGTGATTTGATTTGATCAAAATCTAAATTTGTAAACTTGGTAAATGGCATATTATCGAGTTGCTTCTAGGATGAATGAAAATTCTTGAGATGGTAGTGCTTGTCCAACAATATCAAAGAAAATCGTAACATCAAAGTTGTTTTGGTCTACTCTTGGATTGACCCTAACTCGAACATTATTGACTCTAGGTTCAAAGTTCCTAAGTGTTGTTACGATTTCTTGTTCAATAAGGTTAGAAGTTCCAAAATCCATCAAATCAAATAAACTTTCATAAACAGATGAACCCAAAATTGGATTAAAAAATCTTTCACCAGGAATAGTTTGCACTAAATTACGTACGGAACGACGAATTGCGTTCGCATTCTTAAGAACAGGTAGATCTTTAGTGATTGGATGTGGTTCAAAAGACAAACTTATGTCTTTAAATGACCTTGATACCTGATTTCCGTACATTAGGTAATAGTTTACTCACTTTATTTATGTGAGTAGTGTAACACTATTATAAAATCTCTATATTTACACTTGCATTATGACTATCTCGACCAATTTTACCACAAGGAAATGAATTAAAAGACATTGTATACCTATTTTCCGCATTATGTTCTGTTTCAGTAACTGCATGAATCAGTGAAGACGGGAAAAGTATTAAATTTCCTGCTATGGATGATTGAAAATGTTGAATAATATTATGTTCACTGCCTGGAAACATCATTTGTACGATATTAGAGAGATTTGTTGGTTTTAATGGGTCATTATCACCTGTCCAATGGTTATTACAGAAGAAAACTGTCTTTGCACTTGAGTCTGTAAGGTAAAATATTCCACTAATGAATGAATTTGGGTGACTATGAGCACCATGTATGGAGTGACCACCTGTCCTATTGCCCCATGATGATGAAATTTTGATTTTATCACACTCTAATTCAAATTTTAACCTAACTTCCTCTAAACATTGATGAAACCAGTCGTATATTTCCGAATATCTCTCCTCTTTATCTAATCTAACACTAACAGTTTGCTTACTTTTATGGGTATGAACACCTTCACGACGATATTCCTCCCCCTTAAGTGTTTCAAGAGTGTTTTTTAGTAGTTTTTGATCACATTCAAACTTGAAAATGCTTTGAGGGAGAATATCTATCTGTTCCATCACCCTAAATCCATTCCCTGTATTTCTATATTACCTGTAATCGCTGTATTTCCTACACCAATATCACCAAATGTATTTTCTTTTGCAGTTTTCCAGAAATAATTATCATCATTACCCAATCCATCACGGTCATGACCATTTTCTACCTGATAGTAAACTGTAGAAACCTTGAAATCGGGTGTTTTAGGGATCTCTGGTGTAATGCTATTATCATAAATTCTCATTCTGTTGTTAGGATACAGACAAAATTGCCCATTATCAAGTTCTATGATGTTATGAGACTTGTGTTCTGAAGGTGATTCACTTGTAGAGTAGTCTATTGTGTCTATATCTTCATGATAATTGTCTAAAGTGCACACATAAGTGCCTGTTTGAGTCCCAAAATCTCTTGTATAGACTTCATAATGCATTGATCCAATGAAGTTTTTGCAAATAGAAGTCACACCATAGTCCATACAGTTCCAAAATTGCAAATTATGCAACGTCATATCAGGATCTGGTGTCTCTGGACGAGAAACAAATGCAGAAATTGGTAATTTATCGTAAATTGCAGCGTATTCTGGTAGGTATGTCTCAAAATAAAAGGCACGACCAGGTATACTTTTAGCAGTAACCCAGACTCCTCGTGTAAATTCGCCATGACCTGACTTATGATCGGTCAGATATTCCTTTCTTACCCACAATTCTACAGCAGGTAAGTTAGTTATTAGTGTGCTCATCGTCTATAGGACCTTTATAATGAAAAACTTCAACGTATGAATAACATTTAGGACATGTAAAATTGGAAAAGAAGTCATATTCAGACTCCTCTCCATCATTTACATCTTCCATATCATGATCTGCTCCCCAGATCAACTCAGTTCCGCAGTGCCAACAGTTCACTTACCCTGCCCTCTATATCTTTTCTTAGCTTTATTACGAGAGGTAGCGGAGTATTTTGTATGCTGACCTCTTCCGATGCTTGTTTTCTTGGGTTTAGACTCAATAGTTCCACCCATGTTCCATTTTGCAGCCATAATTAACTTTCTTTCTCCTTATTATAGTGCCTTTTTAACTTAAATGCAAGTGTAATTCGATGTGGATGCCACTGATGTGAGTATCCAAATCCTTTGTGGAGTATATCAGACTCAAAAATGACTAAACGATTTGGTAATGGAGGCACAAACATTTGATCCAAGTCATTCTCATAGAAGTGTGTGAACCCTCCAAACTCCTTATCATAGTCACTCACGTATAAAAGTGCGGTCAAATCCACTCCATCTACATGTAAACACCCATCCACACCTGGTTTGTAACCATTAAAGTAGATGCGAGTTGTAGAATATGTATCAGGTAGAACCTTTTGAATACTATTGAATAGAGTTTCCTTAAAAAATGGGTGCTCTCCTACCACCAACCAATTATTCTTTTCACGGATCATATCACCCATTTGAAAGCGTGAGTTACGTGAATACGCTTCATTTGCTACCTGAGTCTTCCAACGTAGGTTATCACCATATGCTATATCACGTATCTCAGCAAATGTCTCACGATCAAAGAAGTCATCGTAAGTTTGAATTCTATTGGCGAGTACCATGCTTATTCTTCATCTCAGCGATCTGCTCTTGATTCTTTTTAAAATATTCCAGTCTATGCTTCATGAAATCATTTGGAGTTCTTATATTATACGAGACCGATTCGGGCATGTGTTGTGGTGTATTTCTTAGAAAACAGTTGACGGAATATCGAGTTCCCTTTGTGATCTGCTCTACCTGATGCACCCAGAGATGATCTGCTGGCCAGATCATACAATCACCACGCTTCAGTTCAACCTTATGTTTACCGCCCCAGAAGGCAAATACACCGCCCTCATAGTCATTGTTTAAATTAATTGTACAACTACCATATACATGAGGGTCATGGTCAGTATGAGGGTGAATCCACTGTCCAGTCTCATACTTCATCAGACGATATAGATGCGGATACAACAAAGTAAGTCTACGATCCACATGAAAGGACTTAAACTGATCCATGTAGTCGTGATACTCATTAATCACAGTTTCCATTGACGTATGTATCAAATCAAATACATTTGTACCAATGGTCGCCCTTTTAACCGTATTAGGTGAATATATGTTCTCACCAGAAAAGGCATGAGGGCAGCACTCATTCACTTCTTCTGAAGGACTACTCTCATATTCTTCAATAATTTGGTCGCACTCCTCATTCGAGAGAAGTTGCTTGTGAATATAGATTAGGTCAGTAAGATTAATCACAGATCTCAGTTGTTAACGAGAGGGGATTCGGGAATTTTCCCTCATAATATTTTTGTGCTATATCTTCCATCAGGTCACAGTATTCCTCAGTAGTCAAGTTATCCCCTAATACTTCCTGATTATGACGGATACGATAGCGATAGTTAGATGATTCTGGTTTTTTCATGTCCTACACGT